GCCCACGTATTGGTGATCGACGATCCGGTTAAAAACAGAGAGGATGCGGAGTCGGAGACGGGTCGGCAGTCGGTTAAGGATTGGTACACATCCACGGCGTACACACGGTTAGCCCCCGGCGGAGGGGTGCTGGTGATACTAACGCGGTGGCACGATGACGATTTAGCCGGATGGCTGCTCGAGCAGCAGGAGTCTGGTGACAAGTGGGAGGTGATCAAATATCCTGCGATAGCGGAGATAGATGAGCCGCATCGAGAGAAAGGCACACCGCTGCATGCCGCTCGGTATGACCTGGAGTCCCTCAGGCGCATCCGCGCAGCGGTAGGCCCGCGCGATTGGTCGGCGCTGTACCAGCAGAATCCCGTCGCAGACGAGGGCGAGTACTTCACTAGGTCGATGATACGGTATTACGATACGGAGCCGCCACGTAAGGAGATGAAAATTTACGCGGCGTGGGATCTGGCGATTGGGCAGCGCGAGGCGAACGATTACACCGTTGGAGTCGTCATGGGCGTGAGTACTGAGGACAAGCTGTACTTATTGCACGTTGAGCGAGGGCGGTGGAACGGACACGATATCGTCGAGAAGTTGCTCGACGTGTACGAAGCGTACCGCCCTGACATCATCGGTATCGAGAAAGGGCAGATTGAGATGGCGATAGGACCGTTCCTCGAGAAGCGTATCCGAGAACGTAACTTATTCGAAGCGTATTTCAAGGATCTGAGACCGGGTAAGCGGGACAAGATGGTACGCGCCCGTGCGATTCAGGGTCGGATGCAGCAGGGTATGGTGCTATTTCCTAAGAACGCTGAGTTTACCACTTCACTAATTAACGAGATGCTCCGTTTTCCTAACGGGGTGCACGACGATCAGGTTGATGCCATGGCATGGATCGGTCTGATGATGGCAGAGTTTAACATTTACAGAGCTCCAGTGGAGAAACCACCACCAAGCTGGCGTGACAAACTAGTAGCGTTCGGAAAAGGTAAGAAGAACGCGATGACAGCTTAGGAGCAGAGATGGCAGAAACGATCCATGACAGGTATATCAAGAATGGTTGGTATAAAAGTAGTCTGCGTGATATAGATGAGGCGCTAGCACCTTCGTGGCGGGATTCAGCTGAAGCACGACCCGAGGATAGGTCGCTAATCGAGCAGCACCGTAATGCCATCCAAAACAATCCTCGTATGAACGGGGACGGATCTGTTTCAACAGTATATATACAAGGGGTTTCGGGCCCTGATGGACGTATATACAATGTGCCCGGATATGACTACGAGACGGGGGAATTTATAGAAGAAGCGAACTTATATGACTATTGGGATAAAAAAGGTCGGATAAAAGATTTCAGCTCCTTCGCATCAAATGAGGGACAGCTCGCCAATGAGCAAGCACAACGTATCCATTCTGGATGGATCGAGCCTGATATGCAGGCTTACGGGTTTAATGAGCACGAAAACCATAAGCTAGCGAACGCCGCTATAAAACGAGGGATCGGAGATGCTACTGGAGGGCCCATACAGAATATGACTCCAGCCGATGCCGCAAAGAATTACGCAGGTGCTGCAGACTGGTCGAGTCGTGTGCGTAACAGCATGCCTGAATGGCTGCCTCGAGGTACTCGGACTGGGTTAGCCTCAGGTATAAGTAACGCTATGGCCCATGTGTACCAACTATACGACTTCGGAAAGGATATAGCCCCCATGGGTTTAGGTGCTGCATTTGATGATTATCTCTTCGATATTGGTGGAAATGTGGATGGGATACGAGGTGGGTTACAAGGTAAAGATCCTCATGTAAGAACACCGGATGAGCTCGTACAGGAAGGGTTAGATTATGGATATAAGCAGCGCTAATACTATTTAAAGGACAACGACAATGGCTACAGAGAATAACTGCGCTTGCGTAGATTGCAGATACAACGAAGATCAGGTATGTGGTGCGCCTGCTATCGAATTAACCTACGGACAGGATAGTCAGACATGTGAGTGTACGACCTATGAGCCTATGGATCAACAACGGGGATCGGCACCTCCCGGACTAGGCGCTCCTAGAGGATATTAAGATGGCGAAGAATAAGCGATATGCGAAGAGTGAGAAAGAACGCCTGTTAGCTGACGAGCAGTGGCGGCGTTATGTACGTGCCCGCGATGGCGGTCATCTGGACTACGTTACTATGGCGAAGAAGTGTGATGCCTTCTATCGTGGCGAACAATGGGACGAAAAAGATGTCGCTAAGCTCAACGCTGAGGGTAGACCTACGCTTACGATTAATACCGTGCTATCTACGGTTAATACCGTGCTGGGTGAGCAGGCGAATAAACGCGGGGACGTACGATTCCTCCCTAAGCGTGATGCCACACAGGATGTCGCAGAGATTCTTAATAAATTATTCATTCAAATTGGTGACAACAATCAGTTGGATTGGTTGGAGTCACAGGTCTTCGCTGATGGTATCATCCAGGAACGCGGCTATTTTGATGTCCGTATAGATTTCGACGATCACGTTGAGGGTGAGATTAGGATCGAGAACAAAGATCCATTAGATATTCTCATAGATCCGGATGCTAAGAACTACGATCCTAAAACCTGGAGCGAATTCTTCGAGACCCGCTGGCTCTCTCTGGAAGAGATCGAGCTTACCTATGGGCAGGATAAAGCGGATCGGCTCAAATCCATAGGTATTAATGGGCAGCGCTACAGTAAGGACAGTATTGAGATACTGGACAACCGATTCGGTAAAACTATTGAAGGCTTTGGTTATGGGGCTGCATTAGATCCTGACGAAGAAGCCAGTGTGAAGTCGATTCGAGTTATCGAGCGGCAGTACCGCAAGAACACGATGACTACGTTTTTCGTCGATAATGAGACAGGGGACATGCGAATGGTGCCCGATAACTGGTCTGAGAAACGCGCACAACTACTAGCGGGTCAGGCAAACTTATCTATTATAAAGAAGCGGGCCCCGCGTGTACGTTGGACGGTAACAGCAGATAAAGTGGTGCTCCATGATGATTGGAGTATTTACAACGATTTCACGATCATACCATTCTTCCCGTATTTCCGTAGGGGCAGACCATTCGGTATTGTGCGTAATTTGATTAGCCCACAGGAACAACTTAATAAGATCAGCTCACAAGAACTCCATATTGTGAATACCACTGCGAATAGTGGCTGGGTAGTCGAGAGTGGCTCCCTATCTAATATGACTGAAGAAGAACTTGAAGAACGTGGCGCTGAGACGGGACTGATTATCACTTACAACCGAGGCTCCACTCCTCCGGATAAGATCCAACCGAACCAAATCCCTACTGGGTTGGATCGCATCGGTATGAAGGCAGCGAACAATATCAAAGAGATATCAGGTGTGTCTGACTCACTCATGGGTTTCGACTCTGCTGAGGTCTCTGGCGTAGCGATACAAGCTAAACAGGCTCGCGGACAGGTACAAATCCAAGTACCTCTGGATAATCTGGCTAGAACTAGGCACATCATGGCCCTGAAAGTTTTAAATCTATTACAGTCGTTCTATACTGAGGAACGAGTGATACAGATAACTGATTTTCAAAATCCCGATCAGCCCAGAACGCCTATGACTATCAATGAGGAGACAGCGACAGGGGAGGTGGTTAATAACATAACCCTAGGCGAGTATGATGTAGCTATTACCACAGCGCCGTCCAGAGATACTTTCAACGACTCTCAGTTTGCTGAAGCCATTAGCCTACGTACTGCAGGCGTTCAAGTACCAGATGACGCTATTATCGAGTATAGCCACTTAGCTCAGAAAGATGAGCTGGCTAAACGAGTCCGTGAACTGATGGGTCAAGGTGAGCCGACTGAAGAAGAGATGCAAATGCAGCAAATGGTACAGCAGCTAGAGATCAAACAGCTCCAAGCTACAGTAGGTAATCTAGAAGCTGATATAATGCATAAACAGACTCAAGCGCAGCTTAACCAAGCTAAAGCACAGGATATTATTATTGATGACCAGTTTGATGTTCAGAAACTTCAAGCTGAGATGGTATCAAAACGCGAAGATCTGATGTTTGATGTTCAGAAATTACAAGCAGAGTTATTATCCAAGCGTGAAGAATTGATGAATAAATTAGAAATCGCTAAGATTTCTGCACGATCTCACGCACATAGTACAACCCACTAACCACCAGAGGAAAAACCATGGCACAACCCGGAGAAAATACAATCGAGAATACTGAGGAAATCTCAGAAGATCGTGGTGATATCGTAGCTGAGGTAGAGGAAGAACCTACCCCCGAGCCAGAACCTGAGCCCACTCCAGAACCTGAACCAGAACCTGAAGTCGTAGCCGAAGCAGAGTCCGAATCCGTAAAGGAGGAGAAGCCGGATGATATCCAGATCCCTAAGCAACGCCTTGATGCAGAGATTGCCCGTCGTAAACAGTTGGAAGAAACCGTCCAACGCATGCAACAGCAGACTAAGCAGGAAGAAGTTAAAGCTCCGGAATATGACTTTGACAGTAAGGAAAAAGAATTCCTTAAAGCTATGTGGGCGGGAGAAGAGGACAAAGCCTTGGAGATCCGATCCGCTATACGTAAGGCAGAGGCAGAGCAACACCGTTTTACTGCTGAACAGCTAGCATCGACTTCGACTACGCAAGCCGAGGCTAATGTACGATTTAACCAGACTGTTACTCAGATTACTACCGAGAACCCGTTATATAACCCAGAGCATGAGAACTATAACAAAACAGTTACAGACTACACTTTAGGGCTACGGGATAAGTTCATGGCGGCGGGGGACGATCCGTCTTCGGCGTTAGTTGAGGCATATAACATTACTAAAGCCCAGTATCCTGAGCTATTCACGACTAAAACAGCAGAACCTGTTCAAGCCGTTAAAAAAGTGGATATTCAACAGAAGGTGCAAGCAGCTAATAAACAACCCCCCGCATTAGCGGGAGACAGTAGCATAACTCGGGGTGAGAACATACTTGATATAAATAACTTATCACAAGAGGAGTTTGATGCCTTACCCGCTGCTACTTTACAGCGATTACGTGGGGATGTCATGTAACTGCTTGACTTCGTTATATAAGCAGTGGTAATATTCACTTGAACCTCAAAGTTCACCCGTAGGGGGGATGGTCCTTCCCCTGAACCCCTACACCTCGTTTCTCAGTACGATAACTGAGCGGACTCATTGCACGTCAACGTAATGACTTAGCTTACACCAGCGTAAAAGGTGGCGAGGATCAGCCTCGATAAAAACAGGGTTAACGAACATCGGCTCGAAACCGAACCTTAACTTACGTTTTTATTTTGGAGAAATATACAAATGACATATCCTACTCTAGTCTCAGGGGGCGCAACCAATTTTGGGCTCTTAACTGACGAGCAAAAAACAACATGGGGACGCGACTTATGGCGCATCGCCCGCAACAATTCCTTTCTAGATGCTTTCACAGGCTCTGGAATCAATGCAATGGTTCAAAAAGTAAACTATCTTACTAAGAGTGAGAAGGGTACTCGAGCTGTTATCTCATTACTACAAGATCTGAATGGCGACGGTATTGTAGGCGATTCTCAATTGGAAGGCTTTGAAGAAGCAATGAACAGCTTCGAGATGGTTATCCAAATTGACCAACTCCGTAACGCGAACCGTATTGCGGGTCGTATGGCTGATCAGAAATCTATTGTTAATTTCCGTGAAAATTCACGCGATGTACTAGCCTATTGGCTAGCAGACCGCATGGATCAGATGGCGTTCTTAACATTGTCAGGTGTTCCATTCACCCAAACTACTAATGGTGTAGCTAGAGCAGTTAACCCAGCAGG